CGCAACTGCTGGCGGTGCATCAGGATCAACTATTAGTGGTCACCAAATTGGAGGCCCAGGCGGAAACGGTGGTATTGGGGTATTTACTACACCAATAACTTCACCAGGTCCATCACCTTTTACTGCACCAATAACTATAGGAGCTGGCGGAGGAGCTTCTGGACCAGGTAATGGTAATGTAGGGGGAGACACAACTTTTGGCTCTCCAGCAATTGTAACATGCACAGGTGGAGATGCAGGAGGATCTGTGCCAGGACCAAACAAAAACCCAGCGGAGCAAGCAGCTAGACCTTTAGGTGGTAATCCAGGTGATGCTTCAGGACCAGCTTTATTAATTAATCTTTCTAATGCTCAGAATGCAGGAATCAGTCCAATTCCTACAGCACCATCAAGAGTGCCAAGTTCAGATGCATCTGTAAGAACTGCTTACCAAGCTATGTTCCCTGTTGATCCAAATGCTTCATTAACACAACCAGCTGTTGGAAAAGTTTATGGACTTGGAGGAACACCATCAGGATCTAATCCAGGTAACAACAAAGGCGGAGATGGCGCTGTATTAATATTTGAGGATAAATTAAGCTAATGGCTGTATTAATTTTTAATTTAAGAAGAAACCCTTTTCTTGCTGCTAAAGAAGAAAACGATCTATTAATTCATAGAGGTGATTTAGATGCTATCAAAGCTGACGGCAGATTTAAAACTATAACTGATGAAGAGTACAAGAGTTGGATCTGTAGAGAAAAAATTGCAAGATTAGACGGAGATAATGTTGTTTGGGACGATCCAGAAAACCCAAATCCTGATAGTATATCGTCTGAAGATTTTGACGGTACAAAACAAATGTACATTGACTTAATTGAAAAAATGCAAGGTAAAAAAGGCGGTGTATTAAACAAACCTGAGTTTGCGGATCTTAAATCAAGAATAGATGGTTTAAAAGCAGGTTTACAAAATGTAGATAAATCAGGTATCAGTTTTCCTATTACAACAACTTTCCCAAGATACTGGATAGATAATGAATCTTCAGAGATGTTTGACATCCAATTTATATCCTAGTTTACTTTTTTATTTTTTTATTATAAAAAGACTTTATGTCTCTTAAAAAATATATAAGATCTTACCAAGCCATTCCTGACCCAAAAATAATTTCTAAATTTATACAATTTTTAAATAAAAATTTTAAAGCAAAAGAATTTGTTGATGGAGCTGTGGTTGGTGATACACAAGATTATGTTCGTAAAGAAGTAAGAGATGTACAGATTTTAGGTTTATCAAATCAACATGATTCTTTAAGTAATGTGCACTGGGCTAATTTCATAAATCATTTAATTATTCAACAGATGAACAAATACATAAATGAGTTTCCTGATATAAAGCAAGCGGGTATATATGACATGCAAGCTTTAAGATATGGAGTAGGAGGTCATTATAAATTTCATGTAGATGACGGTCCAGGTATGAATAGAAAATATAGTTCTATATTAATGCTCAACAACGACTACGAAGGTGGAACTTTATGTTTTAAGCTTGATGATGAAATTGTTGAAATGCAAACAACACCAGGTAAATTAGTTATTTGGCCAAGTAATTTTATGTTTCCACATTCAGTTAAACCACTTACAAAGGGAGTGAGATATTCAGTAGTATCATGGATGAAATGAAGAACGGATATAAATTAGTAAAAAATTTTCTTAAAAAAGAAGAAATGGATTTACTAACTCATTATACAAGATTGAAACATAGAACTAATTTTGACAGTTTTGATTTACGACAAAGCGATCAAGGAGATAGTATGTTTTATGGAGATCCTGTTACTGACGCACTATTAATAACTAAAAAAAGTTTGATGGAAAAAGAAACTGGATTACAATTATTACCTACTTACACTTTCTGGAGAATGTATACTTATGGTGCTGATTTAAAAAAACATACAGATCGACCATCTTGTGAATATAGTGTGACTGTGAAGATAAGTTCTTGTGGAGTCAAATGGCCTATATTTATGGCAGGAAAAGAAATAGAACTTGAAGACGGTGATGCAGTCATATATAAAGGTTGTGATCTCGAACATTGGAGAGAAGAGTTTAAAGGCGATTGGCACTCTCAAGTTTTTATACATTATGTTAATAAAAATGGTCCACATAGAGAATGGTTTAAAGATAAGAGAGTAATGTTAGGAATTAAAAAATGAAAATAATTCATCATACAAGATCAGGACATGCAGAGATAAAATTTAGTTGGAAAGAGATTTGGACAATTGTAAAAAATAGAAAACTTACTCTAACGCCTGAGGGCTTGCAGAGTTTTGGTGCTGGCCTATTAAATATCATCATGGAATGGAATCTACAAAAAATGAAAAAAGTAGAAGAAAAAGATGTTGTAGATCCTAATGATAAGACAGATAAATAACAATTTTCAATATATTTAATTACCCAATGGATAGTGTTATACTCTGATATGGCTTTAGCAAAAGTAAAAATAGCACCAGGATTCGATAAACAATCAACACCCTCAGACGCAGAAGGTCGTTGGGTTGATGGAGATAATGTTCGTTTTAGATATGGAGAACCTGAAAAAATAGGTGGCTGGGAAGCATTGGTAGATGATAAAATAGTTGGTGCTGCTAGAGGACAACATGTTTGGGCTGACACTGATGGTAAAAGATATGCTGCAATAGGAACTGACAAAGTTTTAATTATTTATTATGAAGGTGCTTTTTACGATATCACTCCTTTAGAGACTGACAATTTTCAGACAGGTGCCAGTATAACAACGACCAACGGACAAACAACGGTCACTATTACAACATCAGGATCTCATAATTTAGAAGTGGGTGAGATCACAACATTTGCTAACGCTGGATCTTTTACCTCTGCCAACACAGTTTACACAGCTGATGATTTTGACAATAAACTTTTTGAAGTTCAAACCGTACCTACAACTAACACATTTACAATAACAATGCCCTCGGCTGAAACTAAATCAGGGGTTACAACAAACGGTACTTTAGATGTCAATCCTTACGAGCCTGTGGGACCATTAAATCAAACTTACGGATATGGTTGGGGTACATATTTGTTTGGAGGACGATCAATCGCTTCCACAACTACGACAATCAACAATGGCGGTGTAATGTTAGTAGGTGCGAATACTGTTGTGCTTACAAGCACTGCAAACTTACCTTTAACCAATGGTAAATTAAGAATTGGGTCTGAAGATATGAGCTACACTACAAATACCACAGGCACTAACACGATCAGTGGTATCACTCGTGGTATAAATGGAACAACCGCAGCGGAGCACGCTAACGGATCTACTGTAACTGACATTACAGATTTTGTTGGATGGGGCGATGCTTCTGCCTCTAGCACAGTAACGATTGAACCTGCAAATTGGTCATTAGATAATTTTGGTAATATATTGATTGCAACAATTCACAATGGCAGAACTTTTACTTGGAATCCACTTGATTCAAATGCATTACAAACAAGAGCAGTGATTGGCACTGGAATGCCAACAAGATCTGTTATGTCATTAGTTTCAGATAGAGATAGACATCTATTTCATTTGGGAACAGAAACAACTATTGGAACACCGTCTACGCAAGATAAAATGTTTATAAGGTTTTCTGATCAAGAAAGTACAAGTGATTATGCACCAACATCAACGAACACCGCAGGAACATTTCGGTTAGATGATGGAACTAGAATCATGGGAGCTTTTAAAGGTAAAGATTATATTTTAGTTTTAACCGATACTGCTGCATACGAAATGCAATTTGTTGGACCTCCGTTTACATTTTCTATTAGAAAAGTAGGTTCAAATAATGGTTTATTAGGTCAGCATGCAGGAGTGTTTGCAAACGGTGCAGTTTATTGGATGGGTAAAACAGGTGGCTTTTATGTTTATGATGGTACTGTTAAATCACTTCCATGTTTAGTAGAGGATTTTGTATTCACTACAGGTGGTAACAATCCTGGTATAAACTATAACTCAGGTCAAATAGTTTTTGGTGGTATAAATGAACTATACTCTGAAATAAATTGGTTTTATCCAACTGCAAATTCTTTAGAAATAAATAGAGTAGTGACCTATAACTTTGCTGAGGATGTTTGGACTACAGGAACATTAGACAGAACAACATGGATTGGTTCTACTGTGTATGAAAAACCTTACGCCACTGATTTTAATTCTGGAGACACACCAACATTTCCAGTGATAAGCGGTATATCAAATGGAGCATCTTTGTATTATGGACATGAAGTAGGAGTCAATCAAGCAAATGCAGATGGAACAGAAACTGCAATTTCTTCGTTCATTAAATCAGGGGAATTTGATTTAAATGGTAATGCTGGAGTTCCAGGCGATGGTGAGTTTTTAATGAGCATAAGTAGATTTTTACCTGACTTCAAAAGAATAAGCGGTAATGCAAAAGTTACTATATTTTTAAATTCGTTTCCACAAGGCACAACTGCAGCTTCGAGTCCTTTAGGACCGTTTACTGTAAGTGGCTCAACAACCAAAATTAATACAAGAGCTAGAGCTAGATTAGCTGCTGTACAAATTGAAAACGAAAGTTTAGATGAGAGTTGGAGATATGGCACATTTAGATTTGATGTAAGGGTGGATGGTAGAAGATAATGG